CATACAGAAGCATCTTTTTTCCATCAATAATGTATAAGTTGTCGTTAAATTGCCATGACTTTGATACGTTATCATTCGCTCCTGTGTAGGCTAATGTACTTCCGATAAAGATGTTCTCTCCAATATGAAGTAATGCGTCATCATCACCTCTACGGTAATGATAGCCATTTACCTTATGGGATCCGCTGAAACCATTGATATAGACATCGGGCATCTTTCCACCCTTGAATATTTGTGGATATACATCGACTTCATCTATACCACCGATAAAAGTAAGTCTTACAGCTACGGTTACATCCTCTTCAGGTATGTACTCGCCGTTATCAAACTCTTCTATCTCCACCCCATCATTTAGAAGAATCAGCTTTACCCTTGAGTGTTCGCCTATCTCATAGTCTTTACCGACCGAGATAAGGTACTTTTCTTCTGCCTTTAACTCAAGTGAAGACATAAGTGTAATTGAATTAACAGGACTTATAGGATTGCCTTCTTCGTCATATATGACGTTTGTAATGCTACTTGCATCTATCTTTACGGACTTATCCGCATTAACTGTGAATATTCCAGAAGTAGATGCCCCATTGATTAAGAGATTGTCATATCGGCTTATAACCTCATATCCCATTCTCTTTCTGACTTTCTGTGGAACATCACGGATCATATTCACCGCACTAGGGCTTTTGTTCTCGTCTATGTTCGCAGGGCTATTTGAAAAGTCCACTCCCAAAAATTCATCAATGGTAAGGATGCTTTTCTCCGGCCCTTTAGGAATCTTGAATGAAACCGCCATTTATATCCACCCACCTTCACTCTCAAGCACTTCTGCTTTGCCATCAGGAATAGCACTCTGCAATCTCTCAAATGCCACCTCAAATTCATTTCTGTACTGTGTGGCTATTGAGATGTCATCCTCTTTGAATAGCTGTGAAGCCATATAAAGGGGTAATATAGCGGCTACTTCTCTGTCTAAAGGTAATTCATAATCATCTGCTGTTCCGCTTGTTATCGTAGGCGGTAACGCATTGTAATAAACAATATAGTTACCTGGTATCTCTCTATCAAAAGCAACTATCTTATCGCTCTCCTGAAATACTTCATCAGTCTTCAGGTATCTTGAGTTTGTTATGTCACCCTCAAAATAAATCGAATTGATTGTATGGAAATCATCAACCAATTCAGGCATCTTGAATCTGACACGTTCTGCATAAGGCGGTACTTCTTCTTCTGAATCGTACTTTGCTTCATACAATGCAATATTCTTAAAAGCAAAGGGATATTCTGAAGTAAAGGTGATTTTCACTTGCTTGTTGTCAGGATTAGGTATCAATCCCTTATAAGCGATATAATCACCGATATGCTCTATCTCTTCAGTAATAAGCACCTCATCATCGATTGATATTGTGACCGTACACTTGCCTGTTACTTCGTAATAGAAAGACTTTGCCTTCTCTGCCGTATACTCTGTTGTGCCATTAACCAACGAATGTATAGCACCGCCAACATACTTTCCAAGCAGATTAGGTATAGGATTGATAGATATGCTCACGGACTTAACAACAAACTTTCCGGCTGTTGCCATCATCAAAATACCTTCATTCGCTGCAAACGGCATAGCGGCCAAGTAATCTCTTGTGCTATCGTCAGACGGAATTGTTGCTCCATCTGCACTGAACATCTTCTGTATTGTTGCTAACTTTAATTCTTTCCAAGTCATATCTTTAACCTCTGTTACAATCCAAGTTTTCCTATGATTGCCCTTTTCATTTCTGCCCCTGTGCCAACCTCAAGATCTAACTCTTTACAAAGTTCCTCAAGTTTGACATTGGGCATTCTGTTTATCTCTGTCTTTGTATAGGTCTTGTCAACCTCTTCAACTTTGGGTTCCTCAACCTTAATAGGTTCAGGCTTTTCAACAACAACAGACTCATAAGCATAAGGCGGTTCAAGAACCTTTGTTACCTTATAGGTCTGTTTGCCATCAACGAATGTATCTCCAACTTTTAGATTTTTAGGTATCATCGTATTCTCCTTAAAAAATAGGGGAGCAGATTGCTCCACTCCCCTTTGTGCCTTATGAAAGAGTTGTTCCTGCGTCTGCACCACCGAGGATGAATGAATGCCATCCATTGAATCCAGCTGACATTCTTGATCTACCTGTCCAACAAAGGTTTGCTGTCTTCTTGTCTACCCAATCACTTACTGTAAGAGGTATTCTGTCGTAGAACATAGCGTCCTGAAGCTCTTTGTTAGCTTCTGAAGACATAAGAATGTAAGGTGCCTTGCCGGAAGGTGCTTCCCATCTGTGGTTTACGATCAGCTTCCATAAGCCCTTCTGTGTGTTCACATCGTTGTAATCAGATCCAACCATACGGTCTGTTCTGATAATCTTCTGAATTGTATCTTCAAGTGCATAACAGTTACCTGGGATAATGATTGTATCGAATGTATATCCCATTACGTTACCTGACTGATTTTTGAAGTTACGGCCGATAACAGCAAGTCTCTGAAGCATTTCAGAAGTTGTACCGAAGTCGTTTGTGAATACGTTAGACTGTACGCCAACGCTTGCATTCTTGCCAGGATGGTCTGTTGCGAAGAGTGCCTTGCCATCGCCGGTTGTTCTATCAAGTGTTCTGCCACCGAAAACAAATGTTGAAGCCTGTGATGTAAGTGCATCTGAAGCGAACTGTGCTCTTGTTCTCTTGTGAGAACGAATAAAGTTTGCAGCTGCAACCTTCATTGCATCAATGTTTCCGTCTTCTCTCATATTTGCGGTACAGGTAAAGCCCTTCATAAACTGTGTATGAACAATCAGCTTGTTGAATCCCTGCTGAATATCATCCTGAACGGCTGCGTCACCTTCATCAACAATTTCAAAGTTAGCCATCTCTGTAAGGCTAGAAATCTTCTCACCGAACTTATCTGACTTCTTCTCGTTGTAAATTGCTGATACAAGTGCATCATCATTGTTCTTTTCATTGTCTGTGTCCATCAATACGGCACGGACAATCTGATCTTCTACTTTCCAAAGGTCATTGTTAAGACCACTGTTTTCTGAAAATATAATTCCCATATTGCTACCTACCTTTCAATTAGAATCTAACTACTACCTTTGAGCCTGAAGTTGTTCCGGCAACGGAAATAACCTCTGCTACACCACTTGTAGTTGTTGCTGTTACGCTATCTGCTGTGTCCGAAAGTGTTACCTTTGAACCGATAGCAAGTGTTCCTGCTGTAGAAAGAACTGTCTCGTATTCCTGATTGCTCTCAACCTGGTATGCTGAAATCTCGCTCTTTCCTGAAGCCTTCTCTGCACAAATGTACTCGGGCTTTGATGTTGCACCGCACTTTGCGGCCTTTCCGCTTGTGATAACAAGAGCATCACCAACGGCGTATGTTACTGCTGTGTTTGCTACGATCTGCTTGATAGTAGGTGCCAATACGGCTGAATTGTTAATTCTGTGTAAATCAAACATATTTTTTCTCCTTTACTGTATTCGTGTTCTGTTGTACTTTGCTCTCAAGTCTTTCATTGACAAATCAGGGAATGCTTTCTTCCAAGTCGGTAATTCGTCCTGTGGAATATCCACTCCACCGTCTTCGCCTGATGAAAGACCATCTGTAGGGTTCAGATGTTGTGTGCCCTTCATATTGTTGATTGCTTTCTGCTTTGCACTTGCATTGTTGTTAGCAAGCAACTTATCGAAGTTTGCTAATTTGTATGCTTCCGGCATAGGCAATCCGTTGTTGAAATAACCAAGTACCGCACCAAAGGATGGGTCTTTTACAAGGTCATCAGCACTCTTAATATCAGGGTTCAACTTCTGAATAGCTTTAAGGTCGTTCTCCATAGTGCTTTGAGCCTGTGCGTGCTGAAAGGCTGTCATAACTTCCTGTGCCTGTAATACGGCAGGGTTATTAGCAACCTGACGACTCACCATCTCTTCAAACATCTGTGGATCTACGCCTTTGGAACGTAACTCTTCGTTACGCTTGAGGGTTTCCTGTGCATCAAGTGCTTCAAAGTAATCCCTCTCGGACAAAATAGGTTTATGAGTAATAGGGTTCTGATAGTCTTTGAATCTTCTCGCAAACTCGGCATCCCTATTCTTTATTTCCTGTTCTGCCCTTCTACGTGCCGCCGCATAACGAGCGTTTTCCTCGGCGGTCTGTACTTCCGTTTCGGGTGTACTTTCCTCAACTTCAGTAGGTTCGGTAGACTCTTCCTCTACCTCTGACACTTCTGTGTCTTCAGGTTCAGCGACTTCCTGTGTGTTTACGCTTGCGTCCACTTCTTCCTCTCCAAAGAACTGAAGGTTAAGTGGCATTAAATGATTTTTCATATTTATCTCCTTGTCATGTTTGCGCTCTCGACTTGCGTAATATTTTTGTGTATCAAAAAAGCACCCTTTCGGATGCTTATTGAACTTATTCAACCTCTACATGTAGGGGGTTTCTGATTGTTTCTACTACCTTTTGGTAATTAGGACACTGTTTGCTACGGCAAGTTAATTCCTGCTCCATAACTAACGTGGGCTTATTGTCCGAGTCCATTGATACCTTGTAGGTCGAGTGGGATATTCCCATCTCCGTTTGGCAAAGGGGGCATTTCATTTTGCATCATTCCTTTCTGTTCATTGAGTCTTCCTTCTATTCTGTCTGCCACAACTCCGGCATTAGGATAGCCGTTCTTTTCCATCAGCTTCCAATACAGCAATGAAGTCTCCAAGTCTCCAACAGGGCCAAAAGCACCACTCTGTAACTTCATATCTATCTGTTGCCACATTGCTTCTCTGTTCGTCATAATGGTTGATGTAGGGTTTGTCGTGAATGTGAACTCATCATTCCAATAAAACTCTCCGGCATCGTCCATTTTTAAGAACTTGTATCGGTCAAACGTGTTATATTCCGTTGTGCCATCCGAATTTTCACCACTTATAGGCATCGGCTGATCTGCATAAGCTAAAGCAAACTTGAACATCAACTCATACAACTGTGCATAAGCAGCGTTTTTCATAACTCGCTTTGACTCTAATCGTCCTGCGGCCTGATTGATTGAATACTGTTTAGCACTACCTGAACGAGCAGAAGCATCATATTTACCCTGATATGCGTCTGTTATACCGAGTGTGGACTGTGCAAATGCGTAATTCTGCTGTAAGAACGCCAAGTCCTGACTAATATCAGCCTGTGCCGTTGTTACTCCGATTAAGTTCGCATTACTCTGGTCTACACGGATGATTTTGTACTCTTTATTGCTTGTTTCTACTTCCAAGCCCTTTGGCAATCGTAACCAAGAACCACTCATAAGGACTTTCTCTTGTACTTTTGAAAATCCTTTTGAGATTGCATCCTGCTGATCCTTGATAACATCCGCATCAGAACATCCAAGGAAACATCCGTACTTCGATACGTTCTTTCTCAAAACAACAGGGAACATATTCGGCTTGTAATACGGTATCTTTGTTTCTCTTGTCTCCGTTGTCATGAACGGAACACCGTTATCATCAAGTACAGGATTGCCATCTAAATCAGTTAATGGTACTTCCTCTTCGTATGTAGGCTCTACTTTCAATTCACCAAAGGTTACAATCTCTTCTGTGACGGTTTCCTCGTCCTCTATAACCTCTTTGAACTTCTTGTTTCCACATTCACATTCATCGCCGGTCTTTGGCTTGCCACATTTAGTGCAGACCATTACTCTTCTCTTCTGATAATCTTCCATATCCTCAAGAATGTAGTCATCACACCAAACGAATACGCCTATGCCACCGTACTGATTTCTGTAATATGCCTGTGTTACTGTCGCAACATCTGTGGCATTTATGTCAATCTCTTCGTTATTCTCATATTTGCGGTCAATCTCTGCTAACTCTACTGTGACTCCGTATTTCTTCTTGATAAAATCCTTCGTCATGTTGTACTGAATGAAGAAGTAATCCATCTTATCAAGGTCGATAACACCAGGTTGCGGTATTACCTGTCTAGGATGCCTTGTAGATATTGCTATATCTCCCATTGTTGTGTGGTAGCCCTTTGAACTATCCCACTCGATATGGAAGAAATCTCCGCCCTGAACGTAGGTTGTTCTCTCGTCCTGATCGTTTACACGGTCAAAACACAACTTTCTCATCTCGTTAGTAAGGAATGCTTCAATAACCTTTGCAGCTTCCTCATCTTCCTGATGAATAGGTAATACCCTAGGAGCCGGAATAGCACTATCAACCTGCGACTCAATAAATTCATAAATGATATTACGAACATTGATTGCAAGTTTTGTGGCCTGCTTGTTGGAATTAGGATTGCCGTTTACTTTTCTTTCACCACGGTACAGTTCTTCTTGTCGCCTAATCTTCTCAAGCTCACTCTCATAACTTGCCCTGGCTTTTTCAAGTTTTCCTCTCCATTCATTCAGTTTCTTCAGCTCTTCGGGGTTTTTAATTCCGTCAACAATTCTTTTTGCCATCTTTTTCAACCTCATTTTGGCTCTCCCCACTTCTCAATGAGATACCTCTTGTCTGTTTCGTTTGCGTTTTTGTAGTCTTCCCACATATCTTCAGTCCATTTCCTCAAGGTCTTTGAACTTACGACATCAGCCGGAAGCGTCCAATAAACACAAAAATAGCGAAGTCCATCAACAGCGTGAGTCAGCTTGTGCGGATCCTTCGCATATACATTAGGCTTGTGCTTATCTACCTGAATCTTTGTAATTGAATCAAATAAATTAGGAGCGCAATTATCAAGAATTGTTAATCTCGATTGCTCTCCCTCTTTCGCATAAACCCATTCTTTTATTCGCATACATCCGTTGAACAAGTTGTTGTCTACCTTAACCAGATCAACTCCGTGTTCATGGAAAACATCTGCTGTGGACTTACCAGTGGTGGACTGTCTGTTCCATAAGTCAGGTGGTGCTAGAAAAAGTTCTATTCCTTCTCCGCTTGATAAGTCCCTTACTATGTCAGCCGCCTGCATTGCATTCAGGTTCGGCTCATAATATTCTCTATAAATCTGTGCGTGGTAGTTTGCATCTATCTGAATCCAATAACAAGCAAACATATCAAAACCGTAGTCAAAGGCTACATACCTTTTAAGCACACCCTCTAATGGCTTCTTGCTTATAAAGGACTGTCTTGTTATTTCAGGGAAGAAAGCTCCACCCGCTACACTCAATGCTTCTTCAACTGTGGCAGGATATTCTTGTGTTATATCGCCGCCCATCTGTAAACGTGTCTGTTCATACCATTCATCATCACGTTTCGGATCTGCCATCCAAGGAATGAAGATTTTATTAAATCCGTTATCCTTTTCGGTAAACTTCTGTTCAAACAGCGAACCTCTTATGTTGGTTGACAGTCCTATGAACTTACCACCACTAGGACGGTTTATTGCCGGAACCGCTGATGTCCATATCTGTTCTGCCCATTGCTGAAACGCCCACTCATCAAATATCAATAAGTCTGCCGTAAATGAACGAACCGAATCAGGACTGCTAGGGAATGCTTTGAACACACTCACTAATCCGTCAGGATGATATACAGTAAGTGACATTGCTGTGGCTTCAAACGTTATACCATTCCATCCGTTCGCATTCTTTTTATCTCTTATCAGGGAAGGCATATTATTGAACTCGACTGTTAATCTTCGTACAAGTTCCTTTGCTTCTTCCTCTGTACGTGACAGACCGATAACTGTACGTCCACTTCTCAACAATAAAACAGACGAAGCATAGCTTATTACTAACCAAGTTATTCCTAACTGTCTGGCTTTCATAATTATGTTCCGTCTATGTTCGTGTATCGATATAAGGGCTTCTTCTTGTGCAGGCCACATCTCAAATGGCTGTATCAGTTCTTCAGCATCTTTATCTTCGTAAACACAATAGGTTCTGACGTAATATGCTATGTCATTCCTACAGTGCTCATATTCCAATTCACGAGATAGGTGCATCATTTCTATCTCATCCATCTCGTTTATCTTCTCTTTAGTTAGTCCTCTACCATCTAGGTAGTCTTTAACCCATTTTTCCATCAGAATCTAATATCTTAATCAATGTCTTTGCTGTTTTGGTATATAGTCGCTGTTTTAACCTTTCAAGTCCTAGTTCGGTAAAGGAAACGCTTCCGCCATTCTCTATCCAACAGTCAATCATCTGAAGCACATCATCCATAGCCCATTTATACCCTCGGAAGAAATCTCTCTCACTTCGGTCAGGTATATCTTCTTCGGCATACTTCAATTCTTCAGCATCATACACTCGCACTAGCTGACTCTTTAATTCCCTTTTTACGTCTATTTTTATTTCCATTTACCCACTTTTCCATTTATTTATCTCTCGGAAGGTCTAGCATTGTTTCTCCCGTCTCTAGGAATTTTGAGAAATTTTTTATAGTCCATTCATCTACTATCAAGAACTGTGCAAAGTACCCTTCTGAATACTCTTTCCACATACGCCACAAGTGAATGAGTGAATAACGTAAATGAAGCACACGCCTTACCTTCCGCATATCCATTATTTCACTTAATGTTTCTCTCAATTCCCATATCATCCTATTTACCCACTTTTCCATTTTTTATAAAATTTTGCGAGGGTGCTATACTCTACCCCCTGCCCCCTGGGGGGTGGCGTGCCGGGGGTGGTGGTTGCGATCTTCAGATATTGGTACCGCTATATGAAATATATCCCCCCTCATATGAAATATATTTTCTTCAGAAGGTACCCTTTATATTTTGAAATACCAAGTCAACTATTCGCAAAACAATTCTTTGACGAATAGTTAAACATCAATCAATACCGCATAAATACTACATCCTTTATCATACTAAAGTATCTATCTATTGTTATGTAACCCAGATGTACACTCTATCCTGATGTTATGTCAACTAGTTAGATACTTCTTCAGATTGTCCATAACTTGCATATCTTCTTTTGTCACTAACTCTGTTTTGTTCTCCGTTTTAAGAGTCGGCATTTCGCCTATGGTATCTCTCAATAATTGCATAGCTTTTGTGTCACCGTTTGCCGCCTCTCTTACCATAGATGCCAATATAATCTCTTGCAAGGTTGCCTTATTGCCTAGTATGTCAGGATCTGCGCCATAGTTAGCCGTGTCCACTTCTTTTTGTATCAAATCAAGGATGGTGTCTTTCATGGTTTTTCGGGCCGCTCTGACTTCGCCGGATTTTTTACCCGCTTTCCTGGCTCGTTCCCGCCGTTCTTCCGCTGTTAGCCCATTCATATCAATTAAATTAGGATTATTAACTAATCTAGGTAATTTATCTTTATCAGTATATATAACGCTATTACTATTTATAGAATTATCCTCTGATGAATTATTGATTGATTTATTTATATTGCTAGTAGTTACAT